GTTGCTGGTGCCATCGCCTCCCTGACCCCAACGGAAGTTTGTTCCAGTGGTGCAACAAGGCCTTCACCGTAATCAACGGTAAATACCCTCTCCACCACCCCACGAACAGCGTTCCGCAACGATGCATTATGCACGCCGAAAACAGTCCCGGAGCACGCCCCCAAGTAGGCATGGACTGTTCTGATTTTTGGAAGCCCCTCCCGCAGTTCGACCTTAACTCGGGGGTGAGTGACCACCTTCATGGTGTCAACCCCCTCGAACTGCGTCGGGCCCCCCTAGGCCATTGTCAATTGCGCCGTGGCATACCGTTTCTTGTTCTTTTTGTTGTTTAGAGCGAGTGACGCAGCAATATCCCCCGCCGTGTGGGCGAAATATAGCGTTGTCGCTCGATCAACAAGTCGAACACGGTGTGTTTTCCTAACTGAGTAGTCTGCGACCAGAACGTCACGTTCCAAGAACCGACGCACTACGACTTCGTTAGCTGAATTCCACGGCATCCTGCCGAACTTCAGGATTAGACCGGCCGCGCACTCGTGAGCGCGTTCCCCCCGTTTAAACTTGGGGGCTGCACGAGCGGGCTGTTCGCCGACACCCTCAGGGTTGGTGTCGGCAGGGATATCTGGATGCTCATCCACCCCGATTTCCCAGAGGTTTTCTTTCTCTTCTAGTACCTCCTTCTCTTCAACTGCGGTTCGGCGCAGCTTGCGAGCTCTCCTTGTGGCTCGTCTACGTGTCGATCTATTGAACCAACTCTCATATATAGCAGCTGCGGTATCTGCAGCGCTCCGAGCAATCTGGGACGCCTTGTTCATGGCCTTACGACCATGTCCTGCTCCCACTCTCATTACTCGCCGAGCCTTGTTCAAATAGGGACGATTATTGTCTATCCATGGATCCACCGTTGTCACCATGTCGAGTTCGGTAGCACCGACCGTGCCACCATCCTCGGACGCCGCCCGCCGGCGGTTCCCTGGGGTGATTAACCCCATGGTGAGTCTCTCCCTGGGTGGGGGAGGAGGCTCGACAATGGAAACTTCATCCTGTTCCACTGCCCCGGCTTGGGTAGCCGGAATTGCCCGCACCGCTGTCAGTATCTCCGCTAGAGTATCGTTGTAGCGGGATAGCCGTGGTGCTCCTCGTTCGTTGTTTGCGTTTGAAGATTGCATGGTAGCGAGGGGGGCTTGGGTAATGTTGTG